CCCATTTCTTTGGTGGGAACGTATGATCCGATGACATCATAGGTATGATTGGTGACGATTAGTGGAATTTTTGCTTGGCCAAGTTTAAGGGTGAGCATACGGAATGCTCCCTTGACAAGTTGAGATTTGGTCATGTCCCGAACTTGCTTGTCGTCTAGAGCATCACGAATCTCCTTCTCTGTAGAAAGCATACCAAGAGAGTCTAGCACAAACATGCAGGGTTTGCGGTCTTCTTCAGGTTTCTTTTGGTATATGTCAACTGCCTGTAGTGCCTTCTGCCTGAATTGTTCAATCGTAACAACGTTGATAACAACTAACCGTGATAGGTCAATGCCACGACTCGCCAAGAGTGATTTATTGACAGCTGCCTCAGTATCAAAATACAAGCAGTATCCATCAGGATTAGAATCCAGAAAATTCTTAACCACGGCGAGAGAGAAGAAAGTTTTTCCTGTAGAACTTTCACCAGCAATTGCAGTGATTTTGTTACCAGAAACACCCCCACGGATAGAGCCAGATACAAGAGCATTAAAGATGAACGAACCAGTGTCAACGTATGTTTCACTTTCGTCAATGTCTGCTGCCAGTTGGGTGAAGTCATCTCCAATCTCTTTTACAATTTCCTTCAAAAAATCCATAAGTTAGTTCCAACGTTTTGTTTTCAAGTATTCTAGCACATCTCCACGAACATCCATAAGTTCATGGAAACATTTTTGGTTATGAGCACATTGCCTTAATGCGGGATCTGGTTTTAAAACAGACTCAATAAAAGATCTAGCCCTCTATTCCACTTGTCATGTTTTCCTTCACCATCATCAATAGTATACTGATCTTTCATGAAAAAAAGTCCTCCAGACTTACGGTTTTTTCTACGTTCCACCCAATAGCATCTAGGATTACTTTCAAAGGATCCACAAATGATTTACTAAATTGGAGTTCATAATCAACGTATCTATTCAAATCTAACTCTTTGGGAAATTCCTGGATAAAAGAAAATACATTTTCATGTATCGTATTTGGAACTTTCAAATAGCAGAACTTAATCTTCTCACCATTTTGAATCAAAGAATATTTATTGATAAGCTTTTTCTCCTTTATATAATGATTGAAAAGTAGAGCACCCCGAACATGAATGGGTGATCCTTTTCTATAGATCATATTATTATCCTTAAACTTTTCCACATCAGAAACAGATCTTGGAAATGAAATCTCTTCAGGAGTTAGGTTTCTAAAATCTTTACGACACTTAGCAATGAAATCAATCACTTCATCTTCAGTGCCATTCATCATTAGTTTAAGACCGTCCTTAATCATCTGACGACAAGGAGCAGGAGTAGATGATTTAACAGCCTCAAGTCCCATAATCTTTAGTTTGGGTTCTTCATAACGAACACCCTCACTATCCCATACGTTAAGAATGTAACGCTTCTTAGCGGTCCAAATACCACGTTCAGCGATATTCTCACGCTTCATGCTCATCTTTTGTTCATATGCCGAAAGGTAATTCGCAAGTTCCTGATAAGAGGATTCGATGAATGGTTCCAACTTGTCTTCACAGATCTTATCAAGTATGGTAACAATTGCTGTTTTGTCGCCAGACTTAGCAGCAAAAAATTTATCAACAAGAGGTCCGAGATTAAGATAAATTGAATCAGTGTCAGATGCGATGACATAATCAACACCTTCTGTTTTCAAAAGATTATTTAGATATACGTTCATCTCGTTTTCAATCCAACGAATTGAAACTTGGCCTGATAACGTAATTGCTTCGGCGTTTGCTAACTTGTAATAACGGAAGTATTGATTACCAATCGCACCATAAGCAGAGTTAAGAGAGATCTTCTTAGCCATCTGAATGTTATTACACCTAGAAATCTCTTTCTCAAGATCTTTTGTTGGTGTTTTTTCATACTGCTTCTTTGCCTTAATCATCCTCTTCTTGAAGATGACACGCTCTCCATACATTTTCTCCATCAACTCAGGCAAGAATCCTTTCTTATCCTTGCGATACATTGCACCATTAGCACATACAGCTCTGTCTTTATATGAGTCAAATGATATTTCTTTTTTAAGAATCTTATCGACTGTAACTGATGGGTGTCTGGTCTCGCATAATGTCTCTGGAGAAATATTATACTGCATAATAAGATGAGGGTAGAGACTATTAAGGTCAAAAGAGACTACCCAATCATATACTCCAGGATTCGGTTCTTTAACATATGCTCCTGCATACTTTTCGTTCTTATCAGACTTTTCCTTAGGAGGAATTACGATATCTTTCTTTTTAAGATAGTTGTAGATAATCGCATCCCACATACGAACCTGATAGAACACATCATTATAATTTACCTTGGCATCATATGCCATAGTAAGTGCTAGTTCAATGAGTTTCATCTTGTCCTCCATACGGTCAACAAGTTCAACGTCAATGATGTTGTATTCTACAAACTTTTGCCATCCATGAGTATAGAAATCTTTGAAGGTTTCAAACTCAGAGTGATCAAGTTTCTTTTGGCCAAGTTCTACACTCGCAATATAGTCTAGACGATAAGATTCTTGTGCCTTGTAAGTAAATTTCTTATATAGATTTAGATAATCTAACTGAGATACTCCGCCCACATCATAAGAAGTTTGTTTACGACCTTTAATGTAAATCTCACGTTCGGTCACAAGTCCCCATGGAGACAAGCGTTTCATTAATTTTTCACCAAGAATACGCTCAATACGACGAACCATATATGGCATATCATATAGCTCACTATTCCATCCAGTAACAATGTCAGGAGTGTTTTGCATCCACCAATTGATGAAATCATTCAGCAGATCAAACTCATTATTGAACCTTTTGTAATAATGATTACCTTGTTTTAGTTTAAAGGGACCTTGACCCCAGGTAATAATTTCTTTGGTTGTATAATCCTGAATTGTAATCAACAGAATTTCTTCTGCGGCTGATTCTACATCTGGGAATCCATTCTCAGATGCGACCTCAATATCAATTGTAACAAGATTGATTTTGGAAATATCAAACTCAATTTGATCTTTCGTATACTTGTCAGAAATATACTGATATATGAATCTTTCACATCCATATACGTTAAAATCTTCTATACCATCATACTTTTTGATGAAGTCACGACAGTCACGAACAGTTCCTGGTTGAATCGATTCAACATAATTTCCCTCAAGTGTTTTATAATTCGTCTTCCTATTAGAAGACACAAAAAGGGTCGGTTGAAACTTCTCGCGGGTTTGAAAACGTTCTCCATTTTCATATCCTCTAACAAGAAATTGGTCTCCGACCATTTGAACGTTCGTGTAGAATCTCATTCTTTAATAAAGTTTTCGTATGCCGTGAGCAGTTGCTTGGTTGGCTCAACTAGAGTTAGTATATCATCAGAATGCATTGAAAGCACTTTTTGGTCTGTGATTCCAGGCCAACGAACAAGTCTTTTTTCAAAGTCTGATTCTTCATTTTCACATAGAATTCTAACTGGATCAGTTAATTCAGTATCTGCTTCTCCAGATAGAGCATCAGTATCAAACTGATTAACCTTGGAGATCAATACTAGGTCCAGATTCTTCAGTAAGATGCACAGGACCTGATTCTTTTTCATTGACATAATTTTTTTCGTAATTCTCGTACATTTCAGTTAGTTGTGGGATTGGATTAACTAGAGTAACAACCCAATCTGGTGAAAGATAAAGTGTATCTTCTTCTGAAAATCTAGGCCATCTAGTCATTGATAGCGTAAGTTCTTCTTGATCATCAGGAATTTGAACTTCATCTTCACCTTCGAGAAGAAAATCATCTTCATCTTGCTCTTCAATTTTCATTGGATTTGTAAGAATGTAAGAATAAACTTTCTTACCATCTTCATCCTTTAGGCTCTTTACATCGGAGACAAGTTGATCTCCATTTTTCAATAGCAAAAGTTTTAGACTCATAACTCGATTTTACCTCTGTTTATTTTACCAGAAAAAAAGGGAGGTGTCAACTGGATTTTGCCAGTTACCTCCCCATCGTTGGCGACGATATGCTTTATTTAGAACCAAACTTTTCTTTTATGATGCTCAGGGATTTTCTTTCCTAAATTAATAGTCAATAACCCATCCTCAAATACAACTGATCTAACTTCCGTTTCATCTGCCAATGTCCAAGTTCTGGTGAAAGATCTTTGAGCCATTCCTCTGTGGACATACTCTGTTTCTGTTTCAGTATCCTCTTTTTGTCCTTCGACAAAGAGTTTACCGTCTTGTGTGTAGACATTTACCTGTGCCTTTTTAAATCCTGCAAGAGCAAGTTCTAGTCTCGATTCTACGTTGCTGACCGTAACTAGGTTGAATGGTGGATAATTCTTTGTTGTTTCATGAAGAGCAAACAATCTATCGAAGTACTCATCCATTCCAATGCTATTCCTATTTATGCGATCCATCAATGCAGGCAGGTCCGCAGCAGTATACCTTGTAAGGTTTCCCATGGTTCTTAGCTCCTTTAAAAGCGAGTTTGTGTTTTGTGGACCCCGAAGGCATCCGTAGTATATAGTAACATATACAATAAAAAAGTGGGTGTTGAAAACTCTACCTTATAAATAGAAACAAGATTTGTGAATGTAAGTATATCCCAATC